ATACCCTGCCACGCACGCTCAATAGAATCTTGACCGCCCCTCCCATTAGGACAGGTGTTCTACTTTGTTCGGGATGCGCGACGCTGCGCGCGGTTCGGGGTCGGTGCTGCGCTCGGCTTCTTGCGCGCCGTCATCAACTCGATGAGCGGCTTCCAGTCAGCGGCGTAGACCTTCACCTGGTCGTATCGTTCCATCGCAGCGGAGACCGCCACCCTGTCTACCCGCCCCCCCTTTGTCTCTTCGTAGACTTCCTGCAGCGCAGTGACGATGGCAGGCACGTTCGGGATTGCGAAGAACGATGTCTGGAACTCATCCCACACACGCTGCACTGGCACTGCCTTGCTGTGCGGCCCGATCAGCTCAGGCTGCGCGCTGAAGTCAGAGACGATCACCGGCGTGCCGCAGGCTTGGCTCTCCACTGCAGGGATGCCGAAGCCTTCGCCCATCGAGGTGAGCAACTGCACGTCAGCGGCTGAATACATCTGTGCGATGGCGTCCTGCGGGATGCCGTTGCGGAAGTGGACTGGATGTGGATAGCGCACGCGCTGCGGGTCAATGCCCAAGTGTGCGATCAGGCGCGGGATGTTCACGCCTTCGCTGTGTCCGTTCGGCTCGGTGTGGATCATCCAGTAGACGTCAAGTCGGTCGCGCATAAAGGTTGCCATTGCGTCAGCCATCTCACCGAACGCCTTGCGCACCGGGATGCGTCCACGGTTGGCTGCGTTCGTCACGACGAGATAGGCGTCCTCTGGGATTCCCATTGCCTCCCGCGCGCCCTTCCCTCGGTCGTAGAAGACGCTGCGGTCAATGGCGTGCGGGATGTAGGTCAGTTCCTCTCTTGGCACGCCAGCCTTCAGCAGTCTGTCCTCACCAAAGCGGCTCATCGCAATGACGTGGTGCTTCCCTTCCAATGCGAACTTGGCAACGCCGGGTGGCACTGGGTCGTGGTCAATAGGTGTCCAGCAGGCGAGGTTCAACTCCTTGAACGCTTCAATGCCGTTCAGCGGCCAGAGGTCAAAGAGGATCACGCCGAAGCCTGGTTGATCACCGACCCACGCCTTGATGTTCTCAGGAGCTGCATCTAGCGAATAGCGGATCAGACCTTCAGGGAAGATCGGATGACCGTGCGAGCAGTTCATCATCACGGCGGCGCCGTGGTTGGCAGTGACTGCGACCTCGTGTCCATCCTGAATCATCTGGTGAACGACCTGCGCCGTCTGCATCCCATAACCCGAAGGGATGTGGCAGGCGTTGGAATACCACGCGATGCGGCTCATTGTCCTCTCCTCTGCTCCTACTTGTGCTTGGTCAGGCGACCGTGGCACGTTCTGCATAGTACCCGAAGCCTGTGTTCTGGCGCTAGTAGCGGACCGCCCTTGCTGATCGGGTCAAGGTGGTCCACGGTCAGGTCGCTGGTCTTGCCGCACACCTCACACCACGGACGCTTGCTGCGAATCTGGCTGCTCAGTTTCTTCCAGGCTGGGTCCAAGTATGGGTTCGGTCGGTTCTCCTTCCACCGGCTCTGCGCCGCAGCTCGATGCGTCTGGCATCGGTTACCCACCACCGTCAGGACGCCGCAGTCAAGGCAGGGTCGCTGGAAGGTCACGCCTTCGGGAACTCTGGAACGCTGAGGAACGGAGCGATCACGGTGGCGAGGTGTTCAGTCATCCGCTCAGTGGCGTCTTCATACTGCGGGCCGTAGACCGACCACGCGATCTTTCCGAGCGCATCCTCAAGGTTCTCAACGACGCGATCGGTGCGGCAGGTGATCAGGTGCAGCAACTCGTGCGTCAGGATCAGGCGTTGCTTCTCTGGCTCCTGCCTCCAGAAGTCGTGAGCCACGCGGAGGTCTGCCGTCAGGTTCTGGCTATGCGGGTCAATGTCTGCCCACGCATCTACGTCGGCTGCATCTCTGACCACAGTCACCTTCCAATCGGACAGGAAGAGCAAAGTCTGTGACTCGATGAGCCACTCCTCCAACAGCGTCCAGCGATCTGGCTTCTTCACGTGTCCTCCAGTCCTCAAGTTGGTCGCCTGCCGATGGGAGGACTCCACCGGCAGGCTTGAGCCGCGCAAGCGCGGCGTCCGCCTAGTCTACGGCTTGCGCCAGACGGTGACGTAGGACTGCAACACTGGAAGTACGCCGAGGCTGCCCAGCCACGCCGCCACGAAGCGATGCTTTCCCTTGTGGTCGCCCATACAGTCATCCACAGCAATGATGCAGCCTGAACGGAGCCGAGGGTAGACCGATGCCAGTTCAGCGAGGTGGTGGGTCGGGGACTCGATTCCATCGGTGAGGTCGTATGAGTCTAGATACAGGAAATCCAACTGCTCAGGATTCTGGAGCTGCCGTAGCCCTTGCACGGAGTCAATGCACTGCACGTCCGCGAGAGGCGCGACGCTCTTCGCGTAGGCGACGGCATCTGGGCTGATGTCGAACGAGGTGATGCTGCCGCCGGTGCGCTCCACGATCCAGTTCCAGACCTGCGTGCTTTGGCCGTCACCGCACCAGTTGTCCACTTGACGAGCGCAGCCAGTCTCAACGATGTGGACTGGTTCCTGCTTGGCGAGCAGGTAGTAGGCGATCAACTTGAAGCCAGCCCAGCGGCGATCCTCGCCCACCTTGCTCTTGAACGCTCGGTCAAACTCGGCGAGGCTCATTCGCTGATCTTGTAGGAGTTGGTGCGGCACGTCACGCGAAACACCATTCCGTTCACCTCTTTGAGTTGCGCGTCAATCGCACCGATGAGACCGCACGCCTTGCAGACAGCCACGACGTCATCTGCCATCGCTTTGCCGTCAAAGTTGTTCGGGTGCTTGGCGCGAGCCTCTTGCTCGTCAAGTCCGTCCTCCACCATTGCGATCTGTCCGTAGGTGATGTTGTTGCGCTCCCAACCGAGGATGTGTCCGAGCAGGTCTTGGCTAAGGATGCTGCTGCTGCGCATCGCTTGGTCAATCCACGTCAGCCTGCCCTCGACTGTCTTCTCGCGGCTGATCGCCGGACGCGGCGCCTTCTTGGTTTCTTGCACGGCGCGAACGCGATACAAGTCCACCGTCCGCCATCCGTCCTCTGCCACCTCACCGAACAGGTTGATGAATCGCTGCTCAACGTCCTCTGGCACGCGTCGCTCTTCAGCGACGTAGGCGTAGCAGCTGCGGCGGCTGATCTTCAGCGCCTCGGCGAGTGCCTCAATGCGGCCGCGCGTGGACTTCTGCGGGAAGGCGTGCTTGGCGACGATCCTCATCCAATCGCCACGGATGCTGCGAACAGTGAACACGAGTCCTCCCTCTATGTGCCTGGCTGAATCTCCTCGATTATCACCCGAACGACGCCAAGATGCAAGCCACGAAGCGCGCTGAATGCGTGAGGCGATAGGTCAATGGCTCGGCTGCGTGCCGTCCACGGCCTCTTGAGGTCTGCGCGACAGCGCGAACAGCGATCAACGACGGAGACGATGACGCACCGGCTTTTCTCATCAGCGCGGCAGACCTTGAGCGAGTAGGGCGCGTCGCCCCACTTGTACGAGCCGACCGCTGCGTAGAACTTGTAGCCCGCTCGCGTGTACCACGTTGTCTGAACGTGACCCTGACCAGCGACGTAGGCGGCGTTGTACCAAGATGCGACGCCTTGAACTGGCACACCGCTCTCCGTGCGGTTCGGAACGCTTGGGTGGACGGCGATCAGAATCGCCATCAGGAGCGCGATCAGTCGTCCGTCTCCGTCTCGCCGAAGAAGTCTACGAACTCCTCAAAGTCAAAGACGATCAAGGCGCGGCGCTTGGTGCCTGCGCCTGGCGAGTCGCCGAGCACAACGGCTCGCAGCTTCTCGTAGCGGAATGGGACCTTGCGGAGCCACGTGTCAATGCGTTCAGGGTATGAGCCACCAACCTTGCACTGCACGTCGTAGACGCCAGTCGCCACGTCAGTCGGACCACCTGCCCAGCCGATGCGACGACCGTTCAACTTGGCTGCGACCTCGCGCTCGAATGAGTTGCCTCGGTTGCGCGCGTTCTTCCCGCGTCGGCTCTTTGCCGGGTCAATCATCTTCTTGATGGCTTCGTCCTTGAAGTGACCCATCAGATGAGTCTCGCCAATGCTGCGGAGCCACCATCGCTCAGGGTGAAGCGGCTCTGCTCGACTTCCATCAGTCCGTGCTTGATCAGGTCAAGGTTGGTCTTGCGGTTGCCGATACCTTCGTACAGGAAGAACCAGCCCTCTGGAGCGATGGCGTCGGCGTAGCGGATGGACAGGTTGCACCAGACGCGGCCAGCGACTCCAGGCTCTTCGCACCAGGCGTCGGCGCCCTCCTGAACGGCGATGACCTTCTCGTCAAGGAACGGCGCGGCTCGCTCAATGCGGGTCACTTGACGCAGCTCCGATGGAACCAGGAGAACTTTGACCGGCGCTTCTCGTTCACCCAGAAGATGGACTTGACTCGCCACGCTTCCTTCAGCGTGTTGAGCGCGCCGTTGCACGCGCCGCACGTCGTCGCGGCGAAGACAGGCGCCTTGCTCGGTCCACCTCGCTGCGTTTTTACTGCTGCCACATTGCGCTCCTTGCGATCCATACCACCGAGGCGAACGCCACGATCAGGTAGATGGTAGCGGCTGCGCCGGCTCCAGCCCTGCTCACCTTCGGCAGACTAGCCGCCACGAGGAAGGCGATCACCAGCTGCGAGAACGCGATGATGGCGCCAACCGTGTCCCACGCGCTCATCGGTCAAACTGGTTCAACAGACGCACAAGGCTTTCTGTTGCTTTCTCAACCGCCTCCTGGACGGTTGCGCCGGTGAACGAGATTTCTCCGTCTTCATCGTCAAGGATAACGCACCACTTGTCGCCGTCCTTCACGGCCTCGGCGAATCGGTAGCCTGCTTGCGCTGCAAGAATCTCCAACTCCTTGAACATCAACCCTCCTCCATCTTGTCGGTGATGACGCGGTAGGCGTCTTCAGGCGACAGGTTGCTGGTATCGAGCGTAAGGTCTGAGCGGCTGTCTGTCCATCCCCTTTCGGTGATGTCAGCCGAGCCGAGCAGGACGCCGCCCATCCTCTCCCGCCTGACCTCTTCCGAAGCCGTCAGCCGGACGATGAAGATGCTCGGATCAACCGTTCGCAGATACTGGACTTCGGCGTCCAGCCGCACGTCATCCACCACCACGCCGTATCCCATCCGCTGCAGCTCAAAGTAGTCTCGCCTCCAGACCCTCAGCCAGAAGTGCGAGTCCACGCCACGAAGCGCAGCGCCGAGGTCCTGCAAGAGTTCACGACCGCTCAAGGTGGTCTTCCCGAAGTGCCGATCCACCGTCAGGATCTCGCTCTTGCCGAGGTCGCTGTACGCCATCGCCGCGATGTGCTTGATGGCGTCTGCGATGCCGTGGCGCTGGTAGCCACGATGCTCCACGAAGAGCGACGCGATGGTGGACTTGCCGCTTCCCTGCGGCCCAAGGATCGCCAGCGACCTCACGGCAGCACCATCGCATCTGCCACCGAGAGGAAGCCGACCACCTTTGGCACGAGGTCAGTGCGCTCGAATGCTGTTGTCGCTGGAAGTTCCTTCACCTCCCAGTGCGGTTCCCGCACGCGGTAGAGGTCCCACGCGAAGATGCCCTGCGGCGTCCAGTTGATGTACGCCGGACGCGCTGAACGCTTGCCAGCCTCCTCGATGAGCCAGTCGTACTTCGCCTGCTCAATCAGCAGCTCAGGGTAGTGCGTCTCTCTGCACTTCAACTCCAAGAGATAGTCCACTCTGCTCATCGGCGTCTCGTAGAACGCTGTGCAGTCCCAGTGGCTGAAGCCGTACTCCATCCGCTCAAGGTTCGGCACACTCGTTCTCTTGAGATGCTGTAGCAGTTGCTCCTCGTTCATCGTCTCCCTCCTCTCGCAATAATCTCGCCAACGCTGAACACGCCGTTAGTAAGAGTCTTCTCTTCTCTAGTTCTGTTCTGGTTCTTCTCTAGTTCTATAGCGTGACTAAACCGTGACTCAAGCCCTTTTCCCGCACGAGCCTTCTGTTGCCGAATCGCCGACGTGGCGTCCACTTGCCATCGAGACCAGTTCGAGACCTTGACGAGACCGTCTCCAGACTGCTCCAAAAGACCTTCGGCGATGAGTCGGGGAACGCACCTTGAGAGGCGCGGCCCGATCACCGTTGCAAGGTGTCGCCGGTCGCGGAACTCGCCACCCTTGCGCATTTCCTTTGCCACTTCAAGAACCGTGACGAACGCACGAAACTCGATGTCGCTCAAGCTGGAGATGATCGCGTCCTTGTGTGCCTGCGCTGACCACTTGATCCATAGAGCCATTGTGTCCTCCTCCTTCTTTGCCGCTTAGAACGGCAGGTCTTCTAGGTTCTGCGTGTCCTCTGGGACCATCTTCGGCTTCGGTGCCTGACCGCTGTTCTTTGCCACGAACTCGCGGCTCGGCTTGTCCTTGCACCAACCGCCGTCAGGCGTGCGGTGCGACGCGGCCCAGAAGGGGTTGTATGCCTTCCCAGTTCCCTTGCTCACGCCGCCTGGCTTCAAGGTCCAGAGTTCACCGTGGCTGCACGTCTCGCCGCCGACGTTCTCGGCAAAGAGCATCGCAGCCTTTGCTGCGAGGATTGCGTCATCCGTCGCAGGGTCAGACCCCCTCGTAGAATCAACGGAGAGGGGTGTAGGAGCCACGGAGCGGGGCGCAACCCTGCCAAGTGGCACTGGGACACCCTTCTCAGGTGAATAGAGGCTCCTGCCGACTCCTAGCTGCGCGGCGCACCTGCGGAGCGCATCACTGGCCGCTGACTTCAGCGGCTCGTCGTCCTGAGCAGAGTTTGGGTAGCCGAAGTCCTGACGGATGGTGGTCTTCCCGCCGATCACGACGGCGAGCGATCCGTGAACGACGTTGCGAGCGCCGTCTGCGACCTTGACCTCGAACTGCCAACCTTCAATCCCGAGAACGTCATCCAGCCGCTGCGCGACTGCTCGCGCATCTGCGTAGGTGAACGTCATCCCTGCTCGCCCTGGGCGATGCTTCAAGTCCTTCTCCTCGAATGGAGCCAGTAGTGCTGCTGCGATGTCCTTGCTCACGATCCCTCCTCTGTTCTAAACCTAAACACTCGTGCGCCTGCTTTCTCTTGGGTGAGGCGCTTGACCGCTTCGGCGTAGGTCTCTGGCGCGACTGCGTGCAGAGTCTCTGCAACTTTCTCCCAGTCCGTCTTGACCGTTGCCTTGTTCTGCTTCCAGGTGGCTGACCACCCTTGACCGACGATGCCGACCTTCTCGCCAATAGACTCCTTGAGTCCGATGGCAAGGTTCTGAAGTTCTTGGTCCAGCAGCCGCGACTCGTACTGCTTCTCAGCGTAGAGACCCGCAAGCCGGTCAAGCGAGGTGTCAGCCTGCGCGTATTCCTCGCTCGTCTGCGGCACGACCTGCGCGAGCGCGTCGCTGTCCTCACCCTGCAAGGTTGGCGGCGTCTCTGTTGCAAGTGCGTTGCGGAACTCCACTGCCTTCGCGTAGAGCTGCGTCTGATAGTTCACGTCAGCCTCAACCCGCTCAATGCGGAAGACGAGACCACCGAGCAGGACCGCAATGTCGCACCACGGTGCGCCAGTCACAAACATCTGCCACTGCACCTGCGCCACCACCTCTGGCGGCACAGGGTGCAGACTCCAGCGCGGTGAGGTGCTGGTTTTAATCTCCACCAAGCCCTCCTCGCCGACGATGGTGCGGTCGAGTGATGCCATCACCCACGGCAGTTCCTTGAGTCGGACGATGCCGTTGCTGCGGCGCAACTCGCGGCCAGTCTCCATCTCATAGAACTCTGCCACCGCGTTCTCCAGGAGGATGCCGCGAACGGCGGCTGGTCCCACTGGGTCTGGAATGTATTTGCCCAACTTCTCTGCCCAGAGTTGGTACGGCGTCTTGTATGGATTCAGCCCAGCGATGACAGAGACGTCGGTCGCCGTGATGCCGTCAGCCCGAAGTGCGAACCACTCAGGACTGCGCTGCTCTGCCTTGACGAACTCGTATTGCTTGCTCACTTGCCCTCCTTCTTTCTGTCTTTCTTGGCGAACCCTTCGCCCTTGTAAACCACTGCCGCTGGTGTGTAGACCATCCGCATCCAGCGGCCGCACTTCTCGCAGCGCGGGTTGTAGACGTTCTGGATTGAGTGCGTGTGTTCCTCTCGGTGTCCGCAGTCGCCGCAGCGGTACTCGTACACTGGCATTAGCCAAGCACCGCGAACAGAAACACCACAAACGCAAAGCCCCAGATGCCGATGGCAAGGTCCATCAAGCCCTGTGCGCGCCTCTTCTGCTCGTCCAGGATGGTGCTGCGGATTGCCACTCGCGTGTAGACCAGTGGCTGCGTCTTTCGGTTCAGCCTCATCGCATTGACCCCAGCGCCAAGAGCAGCACCATTGCTGCAACGAACGATACGACTGCGAGTGTGTCCAAGATCATTGTCTTCACTTTGCTGCCTCCTTCAACTGCTCAAGGGTGACTTCGCCGGCAGAGATGCGAGCGATCTCGCTCCACGCGATTGGCGCGTGTTCTGCAACTGGCTTCTCGTTGCGCTTCGGACGAACGCCAAGCTCAAAGATGAGCGATGGAAGTTCGGTCGAGGTAGGGTCGCCGACTACGAAGACGGCGTGACCCTTGCGCTCGCTGCGACTGACCCAGCCGTGTGTCTGGCTCATCAGCGCACCGCCACTGACTCGGCCGCGACAGTCTCAGCCAGTGCGTACTGGATGAAGTCGTGGCGCAGCTGCAGATTCGTGATGCGAACCTTGACGCTGCCGGTGTCGGCGACGGTCATCCCGCCGACCTTGTGAATCCGCACGACAATGCCGCGCGGAAGAAAGTGACCGTGCTTCGCTGGCACGCTCTTCATTGCGACGTACTTTCCGAGGTCCTTGATCATCTTGTCCTCCTCAGCAGGATCAGCCTTCTGGCTGGTTCCTCCCTGCTGTCACAATCCTAGAACGTGACATCACGGCTTGTCAAGGGGTAGCCTCCCAGACTGGAGGAGGTCAGTCTGGGAGGTCGCTGGCAGGGCCAGCGTAGTCATCGTCCTCATCGAGCAGCTCTAGAACCACCTCTATGCAGGCCCGGCAGATAGCGTAAGACAGGAGCGCAGAATAGCCGACCGTGAGGCTCACCTCTTGTTCGGCAAACTTCCACACTCTGCGAGTCTCCCCGCACGGCGAGCAGGTCCCGATGTCCTCTGGCTTTGGAGCCGGAGGACCACTCAGGAAGGGCACGGATCAAGGCTTTCGCGGAGACTTGGATTCTGTCAGGCACGGCAGGACTCTGAGATCGTCCCAGCCGTAGGCGCTCACCGTGAAGGTCAGCAGCCCAGCAGGAGCGACCACCCCTGCCTGCTCAGTGAACCACTGCGAGCCGCCATCGAGCGCAGGCGCTTGGAAGTGCGTGCGCTGACCAGACTGCTTGACCGCGAGATGGTGATAGTGACCAGTCACGAGGATGTCGGCATCCCCGATTGGCTGCATCCCGAATGCCTGCTTGCCCCACCACGATTCGGCTGAACCCTTGACCTGATGGCCGTGTGCCAATCCGACGATGGTGCCGTGGACATCCAGCGTCAGCGTCAGTTCGTTCTTCGGGAATACGAAGTTGATGTGGTCATAGGCTGGGTTGGCGCGAATGATCTCGCCCACCTGCTCCATCACCGCGACGTCATCGTTGTCTCCGAAGGTTGTGTACGCCTTGCCGTTCGCTCGGTTCTCGCCGTGATTGCCTGGCACAGCTGCGACGATGATCTGCGGCGCGAAGGTCGCCCAGTGCGACAGTGCCTTCACCAAGATTCGGCGCAACACGGTCACCTGCTCGCGGCGATCTAGGTCAGCCTGGAACGCTTGCATCGCGTAGTGACCAGAGCAGGACTCCACCAAGTCGCCAAGTCCGACCACAACCATCTTGTCGAGCGGCCGTCCTGCCTTGACGAGTTCCTTCCAGCGATGCTCAACCTCGGCGATCCCCGACAGGAAGCGGGATACTATGCCGGCAGAGCCGCCACCTTCACCCTTGCCCATCTGGAAGTCAGACAACGCGACCAACATCGCCGAGCCGCCAACCTTCACGACTGGCGTCTTCGGCTTGAACTTCTTGATCTCGCCGATCAGGGTCTTGATGTCGCCGTCAATGGCGACGCGCTTCTGGATGACCTTGCCCTTCCATTGCCTGTTGAGCGTTCCGAGAGGATCGCCCCAGACGTTGAAGAGGACTGGCTCCACCACCTCGAAGAGATCAGGGTTCAAGCCCCAGACCTTCAGAACGGTGTTCCAGTCAGGCGCGTTCTCAGCTGGAAGCGCGCTAGTGGTGATCGTCCCCTCTTTGCCGTTCCACGCAACGCCAGGCTCCCAGCCCTCGGCGTGCTCGCGTCTCGGCTTCTTGCCTGCGTCTAGGTCCTGCTGGACTGCGAGAATCTCGTCAAGTTCCCTGCTCATCGTGCACACCCGCAGTCGCCACGACGATGACGGTTCACGTTGAATCCCCGCCAGTCAATGCCCTTGCCAGCGAGCCACTTCTCAATGGCTTTGCCAGTGATGTCCTTCCGACCGAGTGCCTCGTCTAGCGCGGCACGATCTTCTTGCGGAAGTCCCAAGACTTGATACTTGCAAGGCGGCCCCTTGCGCGCCGTTGTGCTGAGTTGATTCATCTCTCCCCCCTCTACGTAGGCTGACTACTGCCTACTCGTTGCATCCTGAGAGAACGTCAGAACGCTGTCAAGCCCCTAACTTTGCGCGATAGACGGCCGCCTCGACCGCATTGCCGATCGCCTCTTCATCCAACTTGATGCCACGCTTCGCGCACTCGGAGCGCACGAGCGCAAGAGCGGCTTCACGCTTCTCCTCGCCAGCCTTGCTGCCGAGCGTCTGGTTGATGCTCGCCACGGTCGCAGCTGCGATCTTCTCCAGCATCGCGTACTGCTCGCGGCTGACGTTGGC